CCCAGTTGGTGCCGTTGCAGAACACCGGCACGGTGTTGGAGCCGCCACCGGCGACGGTGCTGCCGACGTTTGCCGACGTGTAGGCCACGGTGGCGTCAGTGACGTATCCGCGATACCCCTTGTAGCCAGAGGCAGCGGCCGGCAGTCCGGCAACGACCGGCGCGTCACCCGCGCCGATGCGAACCTGGGCATTGAGGTGCAGGACCTGAGCCGCCGCGGTCGTCTCGCCCTTGCCGTAGATCAGGCCGATGTTTTGGCAATTGGCGATGTTGGTGCGGTCGCCGCCTGTGTCGACGAACAGCTGCCGGCTGGCATTGGCATAGCGGCCGGCATACGGCCCGAGCGCCGCGCACTGGTCGGCGGTGTTGATGTCGCGCAGCGCGAAGTAGCCGATGCCCACGTTGAGCTGGCCCAAGCCGCTGGCTGTGCCGCGAAGCGAATCGCGACCCAGCGCCGTGTTGAACTGCGACGTGCCGCCCAGGCCCGCGTTCGACCCGGACGAGTTGCCGACGAAGGTGTTGCCGCCCTGCGTCGTGACATTGAAGCCGGCGCTATAGCCGAGGAGCGTGTTCTGGATGCCCGTCGTGATGGATTGGCCGGCATGCGTACCCGCGCCGACGTTTTCATAGCCGGTTGTCAGCGTCGTGAGCGAATAGGTGCCGACGGCAACATTTCGGCGGCCGGTTGTGCAGGAGTACAGCGACTGGTAGCCCACCGCAGTGGAGGCATAGCCGACGTTGTTGTTGAACGCTTGGTAGCCAACGCCGGTGCTCTGGTCGCTGGCGCGCAGAAGCGGGACGGAGCCGTCCGTGACGACGCCACGGTTGGTCGCGTTCCAGTTCGCCGGGCTGCCAAGCGAGCCGTCTGCGGTGTTGTCGGTGTAAGTAGTCGTCGTGTTGTCGCTGATCTCGACCAGGAAGCGGTAGTCCTTCGGATCGGTCGGAGTGGCGGGCGTGCGATAGATGCGGCGTGCCGTCGTGCCGGCCGGGCCGATGGGGATGGAGGTGAGGTTGACCTGCTGCGACGACGGATTGACGACCGTTGCCGTGCCGGGCCAGGGGGCGGTTTCACCCTGCGCCGTGACGAAGGTGACGGTGTAGTAGTAGGCGCCTGTCAGGCTGCCGGCCGCACCTACGGCGCTGGTCGGCGTGCCGCTCGAAGCCGCAACCTGGTCGCCCACCAGCTTGGAAAGCCCAGCCCCTGACACCAAGCCTAGGGAATCGCCGTTCTGATCGACGATGTCGAGAATGGCGCCACTGGTCGCGTCGATCTTCTTGCGCAAGCCTGCGATAGGTGTGTAGGTCTGCGGCATCTCTTACCCCTTGGTTTGGTTGGCGTCGGCGTAGCAGCCTGTCGCTGTCGTGACGACGGCCCGGATGCGGCCCGGCGGCAACTCGAACAGCGCCCAGCCGTTCGCGGAGATGGCGGCGCCGACGTTCAGCCATGTGGCGTCGTCGGGCCCCATGTACTGGAGCTGGACGTTGCCGCCGCCCCAGGTGGCCACGGCCGAGAACATGCCCCGGCCACCGCCCCAAAGGAAAGAGGCGCCGTTGCCAGCGCCTGCGTTTTCGAGAAGTCGCGGCATCGAGGCCTCCTCAGTTCGGCGGCCAGGTGTCTTCGAGCACCCGAGCCATGAGCAGCTCCAGCGCGCGAATCGCGGCGCCCTTGCTGTTGTTGGTGGCGTCGTAGGTGACACGCACCTCGACGTGCGCGCCGGCCGTGGTGGACGCGGTCTCGGCGACCTGGGTCTTATCCTGGCCGAAGTTCACGCTGTAGAAGCGATCCGCCATTGCTGGCCTCCAGATGGAAAGACCGGGGCCGAAGCCCCGGTCGTTGGGTCAGCGAACGACGTAGACGCGGGTCCGGACGGAGCCGGTGCCGTCGCAGGCGCCGGTCAGGGTCCATGCGACGTCGTACTCCTTGCCGGGGTCAGACGACAGGCCCAGCATCTCCCACACGCGCTTCTCGCCGTTGGCGATCAGGCCGCCGGCCGCAGCCGCCTCGTCGGTGATGTCCGAGTCGATGGCGCCGCCGTTGAAGGACACCGCCGAGGCGAAGAAGTCGACGTCCACCACCGTGCCGCCGTTCGGGTGCGTCAGCAGGTCGTAGAGGCCCAGGTCCGCAGCGGTCGTGGTGCCCATGTCTGCGGTCGTGGTGACGCGGATGCGGTCCATGAAGTCGCTGGACTTGATCTTGCCGACGCGGTACGTCGAGCCGACGCTGTCGCCGGAGGTGATGGTCGACATCGCATTGACTGCGCGAACGACCTCGCCGTCGGCCAGGCCGCGGGAGTTCTGCACGCGGGGGAGCGCGTTCGCGTTCGTCACCGCCGTGCTCTTGAGGGCAACAACTGCCATGATGGTTCTCCTTCAGTTGGGGTCAGCGGATCAGGACTCGTTGCACTTGATCTCGATCAGGCGCTTGGCGTCGCGGCGGACCGAGCCATAGTGGCCGTCGCCGTAGGCCTGCCAGGGCTCGCCGCGCAGGTCGTTGCGCTGGGACACGCGGGTCTTGGCGCCGCCGTTCCAGACGCACGACGCCATGGCGCGGCGCGTGTAGAACGGGATGCGGCGGTAGCCACTGCCGTCCGTCTGCAGGCGGTTGCTGAGGATCCACTGGATCCCCATGTAGTTGCTGCCCACGATGGTGCCGGCGTCGATGATTCGCTTGCTGGTGAAGTCGGTCGAGGTGACCTCGATCTCGTTCATCAGGTTGCGCTCCTGCTTCGGGCTGATTGGGCAGAAGATCTGCTCGTCATCCTCGATCCCGACTTCCTGGCTGCGCAGGATCTCCAGCGCCGCCTGGATCTTCTCGACGTTGAGGCCCGAGGTGGCGCCGCCGACGCTGACACCGACCTGGAAGCCGGCCGCGAAGCTGTCGGTGGCGATGCCGCCGTTGTTCGTCTCCAGGTTGCGATCGGCGAAGAAGGCGCGGATGGCCTCGTCGTCCTGCTTACGGTTGAGCGCCGACACGATGCCCATCACGTACTCGCTCTGGGGGTTGGCGTTCATCTGCATCTGCTCGATGGAGTCGAACAGAACCGCCTTGTCGAAGTGGCGCGGGTAGACCCACGGGCGCTGGTGGTCGGGGTTGGTGCCGACCATGGGCTCGTAGAGGCCCGTGCGCTCGTCGGCCTCGAAGGCCTCGATCAGGTTGATGACCGTGGCGGCCTTGCCGACGGCGGTCTCGGGGGTGAAGGTGCTCGCGATGCGCGGACGCATCTGCTGGGCGACGAGTTCGACAGCCGAGGCGTACTGCTGGCTGTAGAAGGCAATGCTGTTGTCAGGCATGGCTGGCTCCGATGGGTTGGATCACTGGGGTTGCTGATCGCCTGGCCTGCCCCTTGCGGGAGCCTCGCTTGCGCGTGTCGTGCGCCAACCGCCATGTCTTCCCCTGGAGCCATCGGAGGCCCGCCGGCCCTGCCCGATCCACCGGTTTCCCGGCTGTCTGGCGGGCAATGTCGGCGGCCGGGGGGCGAACGTTTTTCCCTACTTCACGCCGGCCACGATGCGGTCGAGCTTCTGCAGCTCCGCCCACTCGGCGCTGTTGGCCACCATGGCCTTGGTGCGCCAGTCCTTGTCGGCCATCAGCTGCGTGCGGCGGGCCTTGGCGCCCTCGGGTGTCATGCCGAAGCTGCCCATCTCGCCCATGCCCTCGGCGCCGTGCTCGCGCATTAGGTCGCCTGCCTTGGCCAGGGCCTTCATGACCTTGGAGAAGCCCACGGCGGTTTCCAGGGTCTCGATGCTCGACTCGTCCAGGCCGAGGCCCACGGCGGCGCGGCGGGCCAGCTCCTTGCGCATGTCGTACTCGCCGCCCCAATCACGCTTCAGCCCGGACTGCTCCGCGTCAAGCGCGGCCGTGATCGCCTGCTGTTCGGCGGCCGCCTGCGCTGCAGCGTGCTCGTTCATCTTGGCGGCCAGCGCCTGCCCCGCCTTGAGGGGGATGCCAGCTTCATGCATCCACCCGGCCGCAGCCTTGGCGAAGGCCGGATCGCCGCCCTGCGGCACCGGCAGCTTGTAGTCGTCGGGCGTGCCCGGGCGGCCGAGCTTCGAGTAGAAGTCCGACCACTCGGCCGGCGTGGCGTCGTCCTTGGGCAGCACGATGGTGCGGCCGGCGCGGTCGGCGCCAAGCAGCTTCTCCAGGTTGCGGTGTCCCTGCACGGCGTCGAGCGGCGACTTCCAGCCGGCGTTCTGGGCGTGGCCCAGCAGTTCGGCATCGGGGCTCTCGCCCAGCCATGCCAGCGGGCCCGGTGCGGGCGGGGCCGGCGGCGTGGGAGCGCCAGGCGGGGTTGGTGCGCCGCCACCGCCGCCACCGGCGTCAGCTTCGTTCATGAGGGGGTAACGCTTGTGAAAGCGGAATCGGGTGTTCATTCGTCGTTCGTCCTGTGTTGCGCGATCCGGTCGATCTGGTCGGCGCTGAGGTTGCACATGGCGCAGATGCGGTTGAACACATCGCGCCGCCCTTCCGCGAAGGCCATCGCAAGCGGATCGCTTGCCTGCGTGACCTGCGAAACCTTGAGGGTGGACCGGCTGGCGTAGCAGTAGTTCGCCAGATCCTTCATGACCGTCTCGGCGGCCGGCGTCAGCTCACCGCCAGGCGTCCTGAACAGCGCTCGGTAGCACCACGCCCGATTGCGCAGGCGCGCGCGGACGCGCTCGAATGCTTCGTTCCAGCCCATAGCCGGCTCCTTCCGTCAGAGTTGAGGACGGCCGCCAGCGGCCTGCATCCTGGTGAGGTTGGCGGCTGCGGACGACACGGCTGGCGCTGCCTCCACGAGCTGCTGCATCTCGGCCTGCTGCGCGCGCTGCTCCTTGGCATCGGAGATGGCCTGTGCGTCGTTGAGGTACTTGGCTGGCACGCCGTTGATCTCGGCCAGGCCCAGCGCCATCTCGGGCAGCTTGAAGGCGTCCAGCACGCTCGGGTCGGCCTCGGCCATCGGCAGCGCGGCCTCCAGCGTGCGCGTGATGGCGATGCCCTCGCTCGCTCGCATGGCTTGGCGCATCGGGCTGGTGTACTCGATGCGGTACTCGCCAGCGGCCTCGATCATCTCGGGCGGCATAGGCGGCAGCTGACCAGAGCGCGCGCCCAGGTCCAGCTCGCGCTCGGTGATCGGGCCCAGGCACTCGGTCTCCAGCCGGCCGCCGATGGGCGCGAGCTGAACGGCACGCTCCTGCATCAGCTCCAGCGTCTGTGTGGCCGTCATGTTCGGGTGCTCGACCAGCACGCGGAAGACGTCCAGCAGGAACGCGCTGGCGATGATCTCGCGCTCCTTGTCCATCATGTCCATGCCGATCTCGACCTTGGCGCCGGTCAGCAGCGGTTCGACCATTCGCTGGCCCTGGCTGTTGATGCCGCCGAAGTTCAGAGCGCCCGGCACCATGCTGAAGGCTCCCAGCACGCCGTCCTCGGACAGCAGCAGCGGCGGGTCCACGATCTTCTGGCCAGCCTGGATGACCGTCTTCTTCATCGCATTCAGCACCTTGATGTCGCTGAGTGCCATCCAGGCCGGCGAGCGGCCGTAGACCTCGCCGGGCGAGGTCATGTAGCGCATGGTGCCGAACGGCCAGGTGTTGAAGCCGCCCTCCTGCAGCGCGACCTTCTGGCCGGTCAGGAAGTAGCACGACGCCCAGGGCATGCCGGCGTGTCCGACGCGCTCCGGGTCGTAGTCCTCGCGCGGCATGACGACGTGCGCCACCTCGACCTGCTCGTCCGGATACCTCTGCAATCGAGCGGCCAGCTGCGTCGGCATGTCGGCGACCTTGAAGCCCTGGGCCTTCTGCTTCTCGATCCACGAGTGCAGCTGGCGCAGCGACCACGACCACCACCGGAACACCGTGTCGACGATGCCAGCGTCGTTCTCCATGATGATGGTCCGCGCCAGGTGCAGCGACTTGTAGCGCAGGAACGGCCGGCGCATCCGGCTGTTCGGGTCCACCGCCCAGCCCTCGTCAACGTAGAGGTTGCCGGTACCGAACACGAAGCCCTGCAGCGACGACTCGCCCATCTGCGCCTCGAAGGCGCCGCGCGGGGAATAGCGCGCCTGGAAAAGCCAGTCGGTGGCGGCGTCCAGCCACACGGCCACGCTGTGGATCTTGTCCAGGTCCGGGTTGCCGGTGCTGAGCTTCTGGTATCGCTGGTTCGACGGCCAGACGAAGGTCGACACCACGGCATCGAACATGTGCTCGGTGCGGCGAGCGCCGTCCGAGCGCTGGGTGTTGAAGTCGGCCATGGACGGCAGCACACGGTCGGCGATCTGCTGCCAGGTGTCTTCCCAGTTGCCGCGGTTGCCCCGTGCCGTCTCGAAGCGGCGGATGACGGCCTCGATGTCCATCACTGGCCCAGCAGCTGCTTGGCGGCGGTCTGCGGCGGCGCCTGATTGCGGTCCGTCAGGATGGACGCGGCGCGCCCCTTGCGGCGGCGCAGTTGGTCCTGGTAGTCCTGCTGCGCACCGGCGGTGTCCTCGATGGTCGGAGGCGGTGGCGCGGGGGTGGATTGGATCTTGGGGCGGAGAAAGGACATCGGCGGCACTCCGGAAGTGCCGGCAATGTCCTGCCCGGG